CACAGGTACAGGCACAGGTACAGGTACAGGTACAGGCACAGGTACAGGCACAGGTACAGGCACAGGTACAGGCACAGGTACAGGCACAGGTACAGGTACAGGCACAGGCACTGGAACCGGCACTGGAACCGGCACTGGAACCGGCACTGGAACCGGCACTGGAACCGGCACTGGAACCGGCACTGGAACCGGCAGGGGTGGCCGCTCAACGTACTTTGCCTCCGCCCCCACAACTGGTGCGCCGTCGTCACCTTCGGAACAATACAAACCCTCGTACAAAAAAGTATACGAAGAAACCCCCCTTCTTAACCCCTTGCTTTTCTCTTTGGCCGGTGTGCCAATACCCTCACAGGACAAAAAAGAAAACATCTTGACTTCTGAGATCGAAGAAGAGAAAATCAAAGAGGAAGAAGAAGATAAACAAAAAGAGGCACCCGCTTTGGACCTGATCAATTTCTTTAGTTTTGCCGAAGGCGGCATGGTGCCAGAGCACCCCATGGGTCAACCAGAGTTTTACTCTGAGGGTGGCGCGGGTACCACGTACATTCAAGGCCGTGGTGACGGAACGTCTGACCAGATCCCCGCCATGGTGGCCAACAACGAATTTGTAATCCCCGCAGACATTGTGTCTGCATTGGGCAATGGATCCAGTGAGTCTGGCGCCAGCGTGTTGGACCAGTTTATTGAAAATATCCGCGCGCACAAACAATCAAACCCCCCAAGCGAATTACCGCCAGAAAGCAAAGGCCCGTTAGAGTATCTGTCTAGCGCGCACATGAAAGGAAAAAGATAATGAGCGTTTTTGACACAAGCAAAACAACCACGACGTCACTGCCCTCGTGGTTCAGCACCGCGCAACAAGCTATTAACACCGCGGCCCCCACAGTTTATGGTGCGGCCACAGACCCAAGCAAAACAGTTGCCTCTGGTTTAGTAAGCAATCTTAACAGCCAGACAGCTAACCCTTTCACGACGGCAATCAGTGGCCTGCAAACAGCCCAAAACGCCAACCTGAACCCGTTCTTGTCTACCGGGGGCCCTGATACCTCCACGCCATTGGGTGCCCTGTTTGCGTCTCAGAACGCTAGATTGGACCAGCTCCTGCCGCAGATTACTTCTCAAGTTGGTGCTGGCGGAATTGGTACCGGCAACTACAACTCTTTACGAGGCCAAACCGCAACTGAAACCGCGCGTGCAGGCGCGTTGACCTCATTGAACGAACAACAAAACAAAGCCCTAATGGACGCAATGGGTCAGTCTATTCAAGCGGGTAGCGTTTTGGGTAACGTGGGGTCCCAGTATGGGACCACTGCACTAAACACCGCCACCCAAGAGATGATGGGTGGCTTGCCTGCCCTGTCTAAGTACAGCGACATCATTAACGCCATGGGCCCATCTGCAGACAGAACAGCCACTGAAACTACCCAAGGCAGTCAGTATGAGAATTTGTTAAAAGGCTTGAATGCCGCGTATTCAGGCGGCGCGGCTTGGGATAAAATTAGCAGTGGCAACACCGGTCTTAGCTGGTTAGATAAAATTTTGGGCACGTCTGGCACACAGTTTGTTGATGAGAACGGCAATCTGACTAACGACCGAACCAATTACGAAGAAGCAAGAGATTAAGGAATACACATATGGCTCTTGAAGATACAACAGGCGGCTTGGAGGCTGTCGATCCGCAAATTAAGGCAACGATGCCTAAGACTGGCGGCCTTTCGCTTGCCGGTCAAAAAGGTGTGTCCTTAAACCCAGCAGACAGTAACGAGATTCGCAATCGTTTGATGCAAATGATTCAACAGCGTGAAGAGGCCGCTTCTGGTTGGGGTCCAATTATGGAACGCGCCGCTGTATCCGCTGGAGCACCCGGCACGTTTGCTCAGAACCTGCAATCTTTTGGCACAAACCAACGCAACAAAGAGAAAGAACTCTTTGACATGCGCGTGGGTCTGGCACAGCTTAACACTGAAGAGGCCCGCATCAAGCAGGCTCAAGACCTAGCGGCTCAAAACCAGCTTAACTTTACAAATGCTATGCGCGCAGATCAAGGACTGCCCCCACTGCCAAGCGCTCCTCAAGCCGGTATGGCGCCTGCTCCTCAAGCCGGTGGTGCGGCTCCTGCACCGCAAGATGGCGCGGCACCTACACCTCAAGCCGGTGCGGCTCCTGCTCCAGCAAGACCGTCTAACATCACACCAACACAAATGGCGATGCTACAGCAGATGTATGCAGACCCATCAACGCGCGCTGAAGCACAAAAACAATACTTTGCTTTGACTAAACAAGACGACATAATGCGTCGTTTAAGGGCCGCCGGTGTTCAAGAAGGCTCACCAACATGGAACCAAATGTTGGCACTTAATGTTGCGGGTGCTAGTGCTTTCACACCTCACGATGTACGTGGTGTTGGTGGAACAGGACAGCAAACGCCGTTTGGTGCTGTTGGTGCCGCGTTGGGCACAACGCCTCCTACGGCCCCTGCTCCTGCTCCTGTGGCGGCCCCGACGGCCGCTGTGACCCCTGCGGCACCCGCAAGGGCTCCCACTGCGGCTATCTCTCCAGCCGCGCCTGCAATGGCTCCTGCGGTGCCTACGCAAGCAGGACTTCTATCTCCAAGCTCTAAAGAAGGCATAGAATTACAAAAACAAAGGGAAGCCATTCCAATTGCCGCCGCCGCGCGAGAGGCAGAAGAGGTTGCAAAAACCTACGCGGAAGAACAGAAGCAACACTCTTTGGACGTTAAAGAAGCCAAAACCAACGCCTTGACTGCACAGAGCATGCAAAAAGATATTCGCACAGCCAATAGCCTGCTAGGTAAGCTTGCAGGTGGTGGTGCGCAGTCTGCATTCTTTGGTTTGATCGACCGGGGTATTCAGGTCGGTCAACTTGGAACAGTTAACGCTCCCGGTTTTACTGAGGCGGTTGTTAAGATGGACCCCAATGCAAAAAAACCAGAGGTCATGGACGCGTACATTCGTGTGGCCAAAGACGTAGAAGGTTTGAAACTTGCCTACACAAGAAAAGTGTTTGACGGCCAAGGCGCTGTTTCAAACAGCGAACGTGATTTGATCTCTACTGCTGTGGGTGACGTCAACCGCATGTCCCCTGCTAACTTGATGCGTATGGCCAAAGCGACAGAGCTTGAAGCGCGCAACAAAATGGACCAAGATCGTTTGTGGGCTGAAATGAAGGGCGCCGGAATGTCTTGGAGCCAGTATAAATCCAGTAAAGAGTTGGCCGACATGCAACGCAATCAATTTTACCGTTCTGCTAAAACATTTGGTATCAATGACGCTAAATATCCCGGGGATAAATAATGACCGGGCTTGAATCACTCAGCCCCAAACAACGCGCGACAGCACAGCGCGTGATTGCGGAAGCAAAGGCTCAAGGCGTGCCTGCAGAGTTAGCGTATGGCATGGCCATGCAAGAAAGTAGTTTTGACCAAAGCAAACGGTCTAAAGATGGTCCTACTGGCGTGATGATGCTTGGAAAAGCTTCTGCCAAAGACATGGGTGTTAATCGCTTTAACGAAGCAGAAAACATTCGTGGCGGCGTCAAGTATATGAAAATGATGCTTGATAAATACGAGGGTGATGTGGACAAGGCGTTGATTGCTTACCACGACGGCCCTAACAGCGCGTATTTTAAAAATGGTCAGGCAAGCCCTGCCGCGCTAAATCACATTCAGAAAGTTAAAGGATACGCAGGTATGGCCACCCCAACTACTTCAGTTGTTAAAAATCCTCCCGCACCAGAGGCTAAAAGCAAATTCAACATTGAACTAGAAGATGTTGAGCCGTTAGATATTACGGGCCTTGCAGGCACCACAGCACCTGCACAAGGTTTTGGTCGTCAGCGTGACATCTCTGACGTTGGAATGGCTGGTGCCGGTGCTATGGCAGGGTACGCATTTGGTCCTGACAAACCGATGAGCAAAAAGCGCACGGACCAAATGAAACTTCAGCTTGCTTTAGATAAATTTGCAAAAGAAACACAGTCACAAGCGCAAGCTAACGTAAGTAAACCTGTTGTGTTTGGTTCAGGTAAAGACTCTTGGATTGCAAACCAACACGACCCTTTGTTAGCACAACCGCTATTTGCACAACCTAGTCAAGCGGCCGCTGGTGCTGAAGAGCCTGCCGCACGCGCAAGACTTAAAAAAGCACAGTCCATGTTTCCTAACATGGCACCTTCTGGCCCTGATTCACTTATTGCGCTTCCTAATACGGTTGGCAGTGGCTCAAAAATTTTGCCTCCTCCCGTTCCTTCACCTGCCCCCACAGGCGGTTTACCTGTTGCAAATAAGCCGGTTAACTTTGGTACCACCGGTGGTCGTATGGCCAACACCCTTGCAGGTGGTATGGCCGCCGCGCAAGCAAATGACATGTCTCAGCGCGCCGCACAAGGTGACTATGGCGGTGCCGCTTTGGCCGGCCTAAGCGCCGCGGGCGCGGGTGCTACGTTTTCATCTAACCCCAAAGCAAAACTGCTTGGGGCCGCAACAAGCGCGGCTGGCGCAGGGCTTCAGTATTTGTATGACATGTTCAAAACAGAAGACCAAACCAAGTCTGTGTTGCAACCGACAGGCGAACCAGTCAAATATAAAGAGGGTGGTGCAATAAAAAAGTCCGACGGCGGTCTACCCGCCGTTGAACACTTCCAGTCCGGCGGTCGTGCCGGCGCAGGTAAAGCGGCGTGGCAACTCGGTAGTCAAAAGGTAGGCAAACTGTCCGACTGGGCGCAGAACTATCTTGGTCAGTACTTTGTGCCAACACAATCAGATCGTATGGCAGGTGTTGGTGGCACCAGCTTTAGTGCCAACTCTTTGGCGCGTCCGGAATACGCTAATCGTGCATGGGGCTCTGGTCAAAAAGCCACCGCAACAGGCATTGCCAATTTGGCTAAAGACCCTCGTTACGGCGGAACAGAGCGCCAGATCTTTGCACCACTGATTGGTTCAGAGAATATGCACCAATCTAATCAGATTGTGTACGATGAGCTTTTAAAACAGCACAACAAAAACCTGCACAAATACTCGCCTGAACGCGTGGCTGAAATTAACCAGTACATGCAAACAGGCGGTTTGAACACAGGCATCGCTAAACAAAAGTTTGACCCTATTTCTGACTTTAACGTTCTTGATCAAGACCTTCTTAAAAAATACGGCGACACGTTTGACACGCGTAAAGCGATTGCAAACCACGCATTTGGCGCTGAAGGTTTAGGCAGAACTAAAAAACAAATTTTTGATTATCAAAACATACTGGATGAAATGCGTGATCCCCTTACACAAGGGGCTCCTTCATTTGCCATGGGGCCTCGTGCGTTCAAACTGTCTGGTGAAGTAGAACCCCTTCCACGCGCTGACTTGAATAGAGCGTACCCTTGGATGTTACACGGCGAAGACCTCAATGTAACTTATCAACCCGTGCCGTCTGAATTGTCTTTGCGTGACTTTCAAAAGCAATGGCGTGCAGACACCGGCAACACAATGCCTAAGAAGTCTGGTGAACTTAAACAACCCGGCTACTTTGAGCACACTCTGGGCTATAAGCCTACAGGTTCTTCAGAGCGCGTGTACCCACGTCAGTTGATCACTGAAGAGTGGATTAAAGATCTGCAGTCCAGTGCGTTTGCAGAGGGTGGCCTGACTGGTGTACAACACTACGACAAGGGTGGCAAGGTGGGCGGTTTGACGCGACTTGCTGAGTCAGCGTACGACATTCTCAAGCTAACACCTGAAAAGGTTGAAGCGTGGCGCAAGGCCAACGCAAAGCCGTTCAAGCAACAGCAAGACCCTCAACTGGCCCAAGCGCTTGAAGCGTACATGACAGGCAAAATATCACAGGCCGACTACCTGCGCATTATGAACGAGCGCAGGCCAATTCGCCCGTTGACTGAGGTGCCTGCCGCGCACTCAAACATTGACATCGTGTCTGCACTGGACAAGAACAAAGCCGACAAGGGCATTCTGGGGTTGAACCTGCAAGTGCCAGAGGGCATGCGCGTAGGCAATCGCCTTGACATCCCCGCGTACGAGCGCTACGGCACCTACGTTGACACAATGCACGACCCTGCGGGCAAGCCTATTGGCTACGGCCACACAGGCCATTTAAAAGACGTGGAGTTTCAGTCTGATCCCAACAAGGCCGTGCGAGTCGGCCTTGGAACCAGAGAGCAAGCGTTGACCCCCTTGTCGGTTGAAGAGGGTTCGGGCAAGGGCCCGTTTGCTATGATGATGGGCAACCAACAGACAACCAAGGACGAAGAGGTCCGCAGGATGCTTGCAGAGGCCTTGAAAGACCCCACATGGCGCCAGATTGGCATGAACCCATACCGCGGTTCACAATTCTACGACAAGGCCGACATGCAACCCGTGTTCAGCGCGGCCGAAAAGATTCAGGCCGGACCGCTGGTGCTGGCCCGTGACGTAGAGAAAACATCGTGGAAAGACCCACGGCTTAAAACCAAGTACGGCGTGAACTACGCCAAGGGTGGATTGACGCACTTATAAGCTAGGAGGAGAAGAGCGGCTACCAAACTGCCCCCTCCGTAGCACTTATTTGCGGTAGCGTGTGTCGATCCAAGACTCTGCCGCAAGCGGGAAATCTCCCGCCCAACTTGGTGGTGTGGTCAATGACTTCATCACCAATTCTTCAGTTTGTTTCGCGTCTTCTACACGGCATAACGAAAGAATTTCATCATGGATCAGGTTAATCACCGACACGCCTTTACCCTCCAGTTCAAGCGAAGCCTCGGCAAGAAAATCTCTTGCGGTTCCCTGAACGGCGGACTGGAAGATGCTAGACCCAATCAGTTTGTTGCGTCCCCACTTGCGGGTGAAAGTGTTCTGACTGGTGACGTACACCACATCAGCCAACTTACCCCATGGCGTGTGCTCCTGAACGACCTCAGGGGCTTGCCAACAAATTAAACGTCCACTGGGTAGTTGCATCCACAAGGCGCCTCTAGCCACTTTAAGCGCCACCTTGCCGGCTTTAAACACACTCCCCGGCTCCTTTATCGCGTCGATGGCCGCTTGGCCCATCAGGAACCAACAATTCTTCACCTTGGCGTAAGACAGCCTGTACGCGTTCACGGCGTTTTCTGCCTGTCCTAAGTCCAACATCACCCCCATGCCTTCAGCGTAGGCCACAAGGCCCTTTGCGCCCTGCCCAAACATGCAACCGAGCACAGCAGACTTGCTGACCTGACGCATGTCCTTGGTCACTTCCTCGTAGCGCACCTTGTACAGGCTTGTTGACGCAAACGTTTTATACTCGTCCAGACCTTGGCGGAACAACTCCACCTTGTCATTCTGGCCGGCAATCCACGACGCCACCCTGTTCTCGATCGACGACAGGTCAGCGTCCACAAAGGTGTACCCCTCTGGCGCCTTGATGGCGTTGCGCACAATCGACGAGCACGCGTCCATCACGCGGTCACCAAAGCGCTCCTTCATGGCCAAGTAGCCACCGTGCTCCAGACCAATTTGCACCGCGTCTGCAATGTCTTGGTCCTTCATCCACAGCGCAGGGCGCGCGATGTTCTGCAGGTTGATACCCCGACTGGCCCAACGGCCCGTGGAGGCGCCGTGATACACCAATCCATTACGAATGCGCCCATCCACCTGCACGTCGGCCATTTTGTTAAACTTAGTTACAGACGTTTTGGACCCCTCAGAGCGCAACTGGAGCACCCTGTTAACCTTTGGGTTTTCGTGGATTTTCTTTGCTTCTTTTTCAATCGTCTCAGCTTGCATATCTAGCAGTGTCAAATCATTCCAATGAAACCACTCAAGCAATCGTCCTCGTTGAGAAACACTAATGCCGTCAGTCAACCGCGTAACTTCTTCGTTGATGTGTTCCATCTCGTGGTCCACCAAGTTGATCACGTTGTTCAACTCAACAGGGTCCACTGGAACACCGCGTTGGTTGATTTTCTGCGTAACCACCCAAACAGACTGCTCGGATGGTGACAGTTTTCGTAACTTACTGACAATAGCTAACTCTGTTTGCACGTCGCGTTTGCAATACTCAAGCATCTCGGCCACGAGCACTGGGTCCTCGCTGAACGTGCCGTCGCGCTTGGGCTTGCTCAGTAGTTGAATAAGCTTCTTGCCGCGCTTGTCTTTTTGGACGTCAGCCTGCATGACCGCGCCGGCCGTGTCCAAGTCTTGGGGTATGTTGTTTGCGGCCGCTATGGCCATGGAGTCAATAAGTTGCTCCCACTGGATCTCAGGCCACCCAAAGCGGGTGCCTACGCGGTTCCAAATGTGGTGCTCAAACGACGCATTCCATGCGGCGATTAGGCCGCCATTCGCCGCATGGTCTAATACCCACTGCGGTACCTGATCTGGCGTCCAGACCTGTATGTCATCCGTGGTAAAACCCGCGGCGAGGCAAATGATTTCTGTTGTGGGGGAGGATGAATAAACATCAAGGCCGTGGACCTTGAGATCGACCCTGCTACGGGTCTCGAAGTCGATTGAAAGAACTGACATAACTGCTCCTAAGGCATGCAGACGAATCTGCGTTAAAAAAGAGCAGGGAAGTTTCCCTCCCTGCTTAAAAGTCCAACCAAGGACTCACCATGAAACACGCTCCAACTATAACATAGATTTTGTGCGTCTATCAATTTCGCGTTCAATGTACCATTTAGCCTTCTTCAAGTCTTCAATGGCATCCTTCTTCAAGTCACAGCGCCAGATGTATTTAATTGCGTTACCCAAGTTAAATCCCATGTGTTCAGTAACTTGGATACATTCAATACCTGACGGATGCTCAGTGTAGTGAGGGGGTTTATTAACTACATCTGGCTTGCTCATTTGTACCCGCTCAGTGCGTACATGTGCAGGTGCGCCCACAGGCCTACAAAAACAAAAGTCATGTAGGCTATAGCTACCCCTCCTATGGCCATGGTAAAAAACCCAAGCAGTTTTTCACAAAGTGCTAACAATTTGTCTCTCATAATATCTCCTTAAATTTCACAGACGCCGGCCACGCAGGCAAGCATTTGGGCGCCTTCTACATTATCCTTGTTTTCGGAAAATTGCGCCCACTCGATTGTTGGCATTTGCGCCAACAGTGTGTCGTACTCTTCCTTGGTGCACTCCTCGTAGGGGGCCTGTCTGTACGTGCCGCCGTCGTGGGGCAAGAACGACACGCCTGACATCTCGTCAAAGTGGTCCCAAACAAACGCGCCCACCTTAGGCCACTCGCTCTCTTTGACCGAGATGGTCACAGAGGGCTTGTGCTCGCACCAGTGGCGCTGATACGTCAGCCACAGGCCCAAGTGGTCAATCGCGTCAATGTCGTCGCGTGTGGTCAAACCCTCTGGCGCCTTCTGTGGGAAGCTGAATACAATAGTATTATTGGGCTTCATCACGCACGGCTCGTTGGGGATACCTTGGGCAACCAAGAACTGAGACAGCGGGTCCTTCATGTCACCGCGCACGCGGCGGACGTAGTAGGGTGAATGGCGTGGGTGAATGCCGCTTGCCGTGTCTGTCAACTGGCTCACAGTACCACTTGGCTTAACGGCTGTAATGGCTGTTGAGCGCGGGATACCAAGCAGGTCGGCGTACTCGGCGTTAGCCTCTTCAGCAACCAAGCGCAACTGGGGCAACCACAACGCGGCGCCGTCTGGGTTGCTCGTGACCTTGTGGTCATAGATGCCGGTTAACGACACACCCAACAAACGCTCTTCTTCGGTGTTGCGTTGCCAGACCTTACGCAGGTATGGGAAGTGTGTGAACGTGGCCTGTATGGTGCCTAAAATGGCCGCCATGCGCACCTTCTGCTTTAGGCTCTCCAGTGTGTCCTCCGGACGCACCATCACCTCTGTTAGGTTACAGAACTGGTAAGGGCGCAGGATGATCTCACTGCAGGGGTTTGTGCCAAACTCGTAGTTGGGGTCACGCTTGCCGTACTTGGCCACCGCGGCCTTGGCGGCCTCACGGTTGAAAATACCGCGCTCGCCTGAGTGGCTGTTATACAGCGACGTCCACTCTTCCAAGAACGTGCCAACGGTTGGCTTGACGTCGTACACCGCGCTGTTGTTGGCCAGTGCTCTGTGGCCTGCGGTCTCCCACCAGTTACCAGACTTGGCGTAGCGAATGCGCTCGTCGTTCAGGTCGGACAAAGAGATCATGGCCGAACGGCGCACGCCGCCCACCACAACAACCTCACCGATCTTGCACATTATGTCGTGGCACTCAAGCGTGTTGAGCTTGCGACCCTGCGCGGCCTTGAAGATCTTGATTGTGAAATGGAACAAGTCAACCAGTGGCTCTGGACCCGACGCACGGCCACCAAAGGTCTTCAGAGGCGCTCCTGCGGCGCGCACCTTGCTCACGTCCCATTTTGGGATCTCGCCGGCGTACAGGTTGGCTAACAACAGGCGGTATGACTTGGCCCAACCCTCTTTGCTGTCGTGCACGTTGATAACGTGCTGTGAGTCGAACAAACGCTCTGGCACCTCGGGCAGTTTGCTGGTGTACTTAGATTCCACAGAGAAGCCGACACCTGTACCACAGAGCAGGATGAACATGGCCTCGTCAAACGACTTGACGTCGTCCACGGGGAGATAGGAGCAGTTGTATACACAGGTGTTGTCACGGTCGGCGGCTTTTCCAGAGGTCATCATGGCGCGCATCGACGGCATGATGTGATGGCCAGAGATGGCGTTGAAGATGTCTTGCTTCATTGAAGAATCAAGCTTGGGGGTCTTTTCAAAAACATAGTTCACGTAGCGGTTTACGGTTTCGTTCCAGTCCTCGCGTCGGTTTTGATCCGGCATGAACTTGGCGTATCTGCTTTTGTGAATGTACTGTTGGTATTGGTTCATTTTATAGTTAATTATATTTCAGAGACAAAAAAGCCCACGGGTAAGCATGGGCGCGGGTACAGCAAGCTTTTTAAATTACTGCGCTGTTTCTTCTGTGGAAACGTTCGTTTCCTCTTGAGCAACTTTGGCGGCCTCTAAAGCCTCTGCCTGTGGTCTGCCTTGGTCAACGATGGCCATGATGGTCATGTTCACGTCAGCAAAGGGTAGACGGCCAAGCAGGCCCAAGATTTGGTTGACTTCGTCAACAGAGAATTCAAGTTTGATCATGATAAATGTTAAGTATATTAAACAAAATAGGTGGTTTGTAGCTTATAGGCTACAAACCACCAACCTACTTAGACCGCGAAGTCAGAAGCGGCAGAAGATCCACCGCCCAAACGCTCGCCGTCTTCCAACTTTTGCAAGTTACCCAAACCGCAGGCAATGCCCTTGGAGCCCTGTTGGTTGTACGCGTAGAATGTCAAAGACACTCGGCCGTAGCAACCAGAGTAGAACTCCTCTGGGTCAATGATTGCGTTCAACTCAGCGTCCACAACGCCGGGCTTTTGCACGGAATTGGCGTTGATGAAAAACGCATTTTCGTACGCAGAGTCGTCCTTCTCAGCGTCACCGTCACGCAGGCCGCCTTTAAGGCCCTTAGGCACCGTGCCACCAAAATAGGCCGCACTTGCCGCTTTGGCCTTTTCAAAAGCCGCGTTGATCTTATCGATCGTCTCCTTGTCCTTCTTGTCGATAATTACCGACACGGAGTACTTGGGAGTTTTGCCCTCTTCACTTGCAACGGGCTTGAACACGTTAGCATAAGAAAAACGCACTTTACCGGTAACCACTTTTTCGTTCTTGGCCATCTTGGCCTCCTTGTTTACTAATTCGAGAGCACTTTAAAATAGGTGGCTCTCAAGACCCAAACTCTTCTTTCACTTTTGACGGGACCAACTTCGGCTCGCCTTCAGGTTTGACAATCAGGTCACCAAGAATATCTTGGAGGTGCCCCTTGCCTACCTGCTTTTCCAATTGTGCCACAGATTTTAAACTGGGTGTGGTGAATATATCATCAATTCCAGCTTTCTGTAACTTTTTCACAGCATCTTCTTGCGCCTCTATTTTACGGTTTGTGCTTGTCTGCCCCAACTCGTAACCGGTAGGCACTATGCCATGGTCCGTTGCCTGTGTCAACATATACTCTTCAACGTCAGAAAGCCACTTGCGTGTCTTAGCCGCGTCTGAGAGTATCTTTATCAACTCGGTTTCTGACAGGAGTGCCGGCGCCTTGAAATCGGCCGCCGCGGCCACGTTGTTAAAGTCTGCGCGGGCTTTGCACTGTGACTTGGCCTTGCAGAACTGGCAGTGGTCTCCCGCCACAAAATCCCCTTGGCCGGCGTACGCTTTCTTGGCCTTAGGTTTGACTACATGCTCGGCCCAATCCTGCAAACTTTCTAGCGTCACCGTTTCAGTGGTGATGCTGTCCTTGCGGGGTTGGTGGATCGTGTATTCAACGTGGGTAATGTTTGGGTGCACGTCCTTGTACTTGTACCAACCACCAAGGGCGTACAGCCTCAGTTGTGGGTTGTCCTCGGCGTCCACCGCCACACCCTTGCCAAACTTCAGGTCAATCACCCTCACCTTGCTGTCACTCATTATGACCACGTCGGCTGTGCCGAAGCCGTCTGGCACCCACTCGCTGAAGTCCACCCGTTGCTCAAAGTAAGGTGTGTCGCCCTCACCAATTTGCGAACGAACGTAAAGCACGTAGTTGTCTACGTACGCCTCAAACTCTTCGTCATAGTAGGGTGTTGCCTTGACCTCTGCAATGGCCTCGTTGTACTCCTTGGCCGTTATCTGACCAAACTGCCGGCGTAGCTTGGCCTCTGCCATGGTGTGGGCTGTGGTGCCCTCTTGGCTGAAGTCAAACGCGCCTGATCTTCGTTTAGGTTCGGGGAGTACGGCCTCTAGTCGCGCGCTTGGTGTGCAAGACATCCAACGTTTGGACCCTGAGGCACTGAGTAGTGCGTGTGTAGCGATGATGCTCTCCTTTATGCAAAGGTGAAAAAGCCCCTCTCGGGGCTTACAAAATGTCGGCAGTTGTTAACAACTACCGACGATATGTTACGCCGCTTTTTTGAGCGCCGTAATTAGGTCGGTAACTGCACCAGAAAAATCCAACACAATGTCAGCCTTGACCTCGACTTTGCTGTTTCGGTCTTCGCGGTACGTGTCGCCAAATTGGCCTCTCAGCGCGATCTCTGCCACCCTGCTGTTAAAGGCCTTGTTTTCTACGTTGGCCAATAACATGGTCTCCCAGAAGCTTTGGCTGTGGGTGACAGCCATGTCCAGTGCTTCCGCAAACTCTGGGTGGTTTTTCTTGAACGTCTGCGCGGCGCCGGAAGTGATTCCAATGCTTGCAAACATCATTTTTTGAGACGCGCCTGTCTTACCCAACTCTATCAGTTGGTCGCACATCTCCGGCTTAAACTCGTATTTGGATTTGGTTGACATGGTGTTACCTTATATTCAAGGCCTAAAAAAGCCTTTCCTATATAGAATTACCCATTTTGAGAGGGCTTTTCGACCTTCTGCACCTGAGTATTTGCGTCACGCACCTGCGCACGGGCCTTTGCCTCACGCAATGCCTCGTTTACCACTAATCTTGTCACCGCTCCGGCCATTTCCTGAATGCGTTGCTCTTTTGGTTTTACGCCCAAAGATGCTAATAAATTTGTTGCTTCATTTGACATTATGCTAATCCTTTAGTTTGCTGTTCTCGAAACCTGCGTAAATCCCGCAGTATGAAATCATGCTCTTCTTCGTTCTCAAAGTGCCAGATTGACAGCACGTCTTGACCTTTCTCGAACATGGGGTGTTTGGCGTCAATTTGGACGTCTATTGTTGGCCACCCTTGGTTAACGTATTCTACTATGTACCCGTTCACAATTTTAACTCCTTTCGTATTTTTGCAATTGCCGCCCCGTAGTGGTAGCGCCAGTACTTCTCTGTCACCGCTAAATCGTGGTAGTTATACCCAGACAAATGCGCCTCAATGATTTCCCTTTGTTGCGCCGACAATTTTTCAGACACCACGTTGTACACGTCCTGTACGGTGTCCGCGTCCCATGGCGCCCACCCCATGCCGTTCATCGTGGGCTCGGAGGACGAATCCTCGTGCTCAATAGGATCCGGCTCTTCGTCTGAAAGCCTGCGAATTGTGGCGTTTACTTTGATCATTGTAGTTTGAGGGCGTTCATTAACGCGTTTTGCATGTCGATCTTCCCTTCTAGCACGTCCATGACCTGACTGTCAATACTTTTTTGCATGGTCAGGTGATGAATAATCACAGGCTTTTCTTGCCCCTGTCTGAACAGGCGCGCGTTGGCTTGTAGGTAGTCTTCACTGGACCATGGCAGGTCGAACCAAACGATCTGGGCCGTGTCGCCCACGTTGCACTGTAGGTTCAGTCCGATGCCCACGCTTTTAGGGTGGCACAGTAGCACTGAGACCTTACCAGAGCGCCATAGGGCGATTGTTTTCTCGTCGTCAGGGCTGAGTAGCACCGCGTCAGGAAAAGCGCCCTGAAGCCGTTTTAGGCTGTGCTTAAAGTTGTAGAACACAATGGTCGGCGTGTCGTCCAACATGTCGGTCAGGTACTCCAGTTTGGTGTCGTGGATGTGCACCACCTCCTTGGTCTCTGAGTAGATAGACCCCGCGGTCATTTGCAGTAGCTTGCCCGTGAGCACGCCGGCAGACGCCGCTGTGAGAATATCCTCTTCAACTTGCAACACCATGTTCTTGCGCATGGTGTTGTAGGCCTGCTTGGCTTCCTTCTCCCACTCAATGGTGTGCACGACGTCCTGCCGCTGTGGCATGGTCAGATAGTCCTCCTTGCGCAGGGACACGCATATGTCCCCAATCAGGGCGTCAATCTGCTCCTTTGCGTTTGGCTTTAGCTTCCAACTCCAGACCATCCCCGTCCTGCGATCCCTTGTATCTGGCTCGAAGAACTTCTCCTTGTAGGAAGTCATCGATTTCCCGAGTCGTTGGCCCAAATCCAGTATACCGACTTGGGTCCACAGGTCTAAGTACGACTTGGGTGTTGGTGTCCCCGTCAGGATATACCGATGCTCGAAATTCTTTAGTTGTGCTTTTAGTGATTTCCATCTTTTTGAAGACGGGTTTTTGAACCTGCTCGACTCGTCGATCACTAATGTCTTCCAACGCGGCAATGAGGCTTGCTCGAACATCCATACCACGTTTTCTACATTGATCAAATACACGGTCGAATCGCTCTGCAACGCTTTCATGCGCTCCTGTGGTGTTCCCACAATGAGGGCAAACTTCATCTTCTCTGTGTGCGTCCAATTTTCTGCCTCTTGTTTCCAAACATTTTTAATGACGGCCTTGGGGCCAATGATCAGCGTCTTGCCCTCAAGTTGGCTGAGTATTGTCAGCGCCGTGATCGTCTTGCCCAGTCCCATGTCCATCAGCAGTCCCATGTGAGGCTGGGTCTTGCTCTCCTGCACTAGGCGCTGTTGGTAGGGGTGTAAATTTTTTAATGACAACATCAGTAGCCTGCTCTTTCCCTTGCTGTAACGTCGTTAATAATGCGATGGCGCGTGGGGCGAGTGACGTAGGTATTTGCAGGGTCGCCAATTGGGGGCGGTCGTGCACCTCCATTATTTACCTCCTTTATCTTTTCGTGCGTCCAGTCCGCCACCATGTACAACTCGTCTTGGGTTGCATTGGACTTGATTGTGTTTGCTCTGTTGCTTAACCATGCCACGTTTCCTTTCACATATCCTTTTTCTGGAATGATGCGGTCCAAACTTGGTGAGTCTGGGCCGCTTGACCCTACGGTGCCCGACTGACCAAAACCCCAAAGAATTTTAGTCTTAAACACTGGGCAATACTCCGGCGCGATTGCACACAGGTAGGCGTGATCCAACTCGAATGGAATACCTGCGGCAAGGGCGCGTCGTTTAACGTTGAACATTGCCTTGGCAATGTGGGTGCGCTTTTTAACCTCGTGTGCTTCGTCGTCTGTCATAGTTGGTCAACGAACTCGTCTACTTCTTGCTCGCTCATTAAGACGTGTGTTACCACGCCTTGGTTGAGGAGCGTCAAGAACATGAACTCCTGCCTTGCGCTTAGTTTTCCTTTGGGGTCCTTCAACTCTACTGGGAGTATCTTGCCCTTGTAGAACACTAGCCTGTCCGGCACCCCCGTCATCGACGGACTTACCCACTTCAGGCACAGGCCCCCCTTCTCCTTGATCTTTTTGACCAGTCTTTGTTCGATTTTCTTTTCGTTTTGCAATTTTGGCAACCTCCACTAAACAGGCCGTAAACATCTGGCGCACCAACCACTCCGTCAGGTACGCCCGCGACTCTTCGCCAAAGTCCTCCACGTCTTCGCCAATGTGTTCAAGCACACGCGCCACCACGTGTGTGGCCTCGTGGGCCACCACGCTGGCCAGCAGGGCCGCGTTGTCAACGCACTCGATCAAGTTGAACACCACGATGACAATCGCCTCTTTAGCTGTAGAGAAGCTGTGCGTCTCCGCGATGCCCAACTCCAGTGGTGCCATCTCTGGTTGGGCCGCTATGCCGTGGTCCTTCAGCACCTTGTAGAACGCCTTGGATGTAAAGCACATCTTTACAGGCACCGGAAAGAAACCAACATCCACATGAAAGTAATTGTTGTTCAAAATATATCCTCGCGTTCAAAATTGCTGATACTGTTCACGTACTTCTGTGCCTTCGGGTTAAGCTTGATGCCAAGGTACACGTTGGCCGACTCGCCGTCAATGCGAACCCTTGTCGCTGTCACGCGGTGGTCCTGCGTTGCCGCAAGAAACCTGCGCTTGAACGCCATGTCACTTCCGGGCGGTATGTTCTTGGCGGTGGCCCACTTGCGCCAACACACGAACACTTCGTCCTTCATAGCCGTGGCTTCTAGGTCGTACACCAACGCGTCTGTAACAAACGACCCAATTGGGTTGCCTAGCTCCTCCATCAACTCCAGTAACTCGCGCCCTGTTGTTGGTTGTTGGAACCTCTGTCCCTCTCGCGCCATGCGTCGTTGCTGTCCTGCAATAGCCCAGTTAAAAATGGCAGGCAACTCCTTGGCCAACTTGTCGGCTAACAGCGTGTCCTCTTTGCCATAAAAGCTATTGCTCATCTTTAGCACGATCATCCTGCCCGTCAAAGCGTTGGAGTTTTCCGTTAACTGCAAGGCCTCGTTTGAGTAGATCACGATACGCGTCGGCAAATAGCCGCTCCAAGCTTCCTTGTTCTTCCTGTTCACAGTCACAGTATCCCCGCCAACAATCCGGAGCAACTGGCTCACTACAGCGCCCCTGTTGCGCTCCGGTGCGCGTGCGTCCGTGAAACTCGCTAGCAATTTTCCTAGCCAAGGTTGAAGTCCAAAAGTGTCGCATAGTTCATCCAGTTGTGGCGCCACCGTGTTGTGTTGCCCCAAGAGGCTAACGAGCACCTTGTTGATCGTTCCCTTACCAGACCGGCGTGGGCCAATGATGTTAAAAAACTTCTGCTGTGACGAGTCACCGCTCAGAATGTAGCCGAACATCTCCTGCAGGCAGTCAACGCTCTGTGGGTCGTCGTGCCATATGTCCTGTAAGAAACGCTCCCACGTTGGGCACGTCGCGTCAGGGTCATACGCAAAGGGCAAACTGTTCTGCGTAAAGAAACCCAAGCTGTGTGGGATCAGCATGTTTTGCTCTGTGTGAAAGATGCCATTCTCAAGTGACACCAGTTTGCTCGGGTCGGGCCTGTTGCTACCGTACCCCTCAAGCCACACCGGTGGTTTGGTGTTAGCCGTGTTGGGCAGGTGCGTCACCGCGTGCACCGCGTCAAGGATCGACGAGACGTGCGCAGGTGTTGGGTTGAACGGCATCAGGTTCTGCTTCTTGTCGTACTTCTTGCACCGGTCCAAGAACGTGTACAGCATGGCGCGCACCGTCGCCTCTTCAATGTCTTGGTAGTGTGTGCCCTTGTACTGGAACATGTCACCCGCGTAGGTTGTGAGTGACGTGCCCTCCTCGCACGTGAACTGACTGCCCAAGAACTCCTTGGCGTGGTTCAGTGGCCCACCTGTGAGCACCTTCTCACCGTTGGCCACCACCGCGGCCTCCTTGGTCTTGTTGACCTTGAACACCAGTGATCGCAACGTCGTGCCACCACTGCCACCAAAGCTGTCCCACTTGGCCGCGCACTGACCCGCCGCGTAGGACCCGCAGGCCCCGTCGCTGTCAGACCAACGGTCCCACAACTCAAGTGCCTCGTAGTCGCCACCGAACTGGTGGTGCAGTGCCATGCCCACCGCCAACCACTCTGTGTACCCACAGTCGGGGTCCAGTTGTGTCAGCAGGTCGGTCTCCACACGGGCCAAGTCCCACCCGTCAAGTGGTGGGCTGTAGTCCGCAAACGAGTCACCCGAACGGTAGCTTCTGCGTGCGGGCACGATGTGCTGTAGGTCCTGCTCCTGATCGGGTATGTTGCCGCCTAACGTGTGGCCTGTCACTGTGAAGTAACGGCCCTTAGGGTATATCTCTAAACCCTTCTCGTGGTCAACGTGCGCCGCGTTCAACTGCGCGCGTGTGAATATCTTGATGCCGGTGCCTGAGGGGCTTATTTCTGCGTAACCTAAGACAGCGTCTTTAATGGCCTGCGCCTCAGGCGTAAGAGACGTTGGACCCTGAACGGCATCCACGCAGTCGTCCAAGTCGATGCCCATGATGCCGTCACTGCCGTCAAAGACAAAACCAACACCGTCGAAACGACCTGTTTGATAAGCTTCTTGTGCATGGAGAAAGTCACACCACGTTGTTGGGTTTGTGGAACTTGCTGACGACCCATTTGACTGCAGTGGTAACTTTGACCACCGCTTGTTCGACCCTTCCCCAACCTCGACTAGCCGCCACAAAACCCAACGGGAGATTTTCTTGAGGCTGATCGGGATATTCTCGAACTGAACTTCTAGTACTGTTGGCTTGTTCATCTGTTTGTGCCTTTTCATTTGGTGAATAGTTTATCATTTTTTATCTCCATTTTTAAGAAACGTACCATAGACCCGCGCCATTTGAAAGAACAGGCTTTCGTCGTTCAGCGCGTGTGCTTCCTTGGCCAGTGCAAGGGTCACAAAATCTGAAATGACCTGCAGGTTTAATTGGTGCCTTGTCCACCCCTCTAGGCCGTCTTGGTGTATTGCTTTGCCGTTTCTTGACAGGCTTTCTGTAATAACATATGCCTCGGGGTTAATTGTTAACCACTCTTTTACACACTTTGCGTCGTCCGATAAGACGGCCGCGTCGGGGTACTGCTCGGCCATTTGCCTTAACTTTTTAAAGTCTGGCGTGCGGTCCGTGCCCCTCAAGTGAACTACACGTGGCAGTGGAATTTGTGATATGTCTCGCAAACATTTTATCTGTAGCCTCTTTGCCAATGTTACCATGCTCCACGTGCGCGGGCCTACACCAGAGTGAACCCACACAGCGGTGTCACCGTCCGCGTCTTCTAGCTGAAACTCCACGTAGTCTTTGATCCTGTACACCCAGTCGCCGTTTGGCTTTCCTAACGCGTCGTTCCAAAACTCTGGGTACGCTGTGCCCTCGGGCTCACCCCTTAGAACGCCTCGCACGTCAAAGTACGTGTAAAACCCTGTCTGCCACATTGTGTCGTACCAGTCAACATACAGGTGGCGGTTGTATTTTACGGCCACGTCAATGCAGTACGATAAACACTGGAGCCTGTCCGCAAAACCTTCCCACCCCTTGCTAACAATTACCTTGCTCATTTTTTAATCCCTCGAATATGGTCTGACGCAACGTCTCTTGCCTGCTTCATCTCCATCAGGCCCATCTCTGTCTCTTTAATCTGCTCGTCCATCTCGTTGATGATGGCCTGCCCGTACTTCTCCGCGGCCTCCTCGGCTGTCAGGTCTTGAATTGTTGCCTTGTTGAGCACGCTGTCTTTGTCCTCCATGCCGTGGTACCCGAACTGCACGATGCCCTGCATCTCTAG